AGTGTAGAAGATTTCTTCATCTTGATAATCGTCTTTTCTCATTTTTGCTTTCTGACTTTGATTTTTTCCACCATCAACTAAGATAAAGTCTTTTGTCTGTCTACCATACGCACCTAAATAAATTTCATTATCATTTGGAAGATTCCTACTATCCAAAGCATCACCATACTTACCATCGTTTTGCCAGTAAGTCATTTGATATGCATCATCTGATTTATTTGCCTTCTTAGTAGTGATGTTTTCTAGTAAACCTTTGGATTTGTTAGTAAGATAATTAGGATTTGTAAATTCATCTGGAAGTAATCCTATCTTCTGATCTGCAAAGATTGTATCTTCTACTCCTGCCTGTCTATTCTTTTCTCCAAACTTACCAAAGTTTAACCAAGAGTTCTGACCTCTAGTCTCTGTTGCCAATGCTTTTTGTGCTAATGGTGAATACATAGATGAGTGTGCGATAAATGCGTTTTCTTCGCCACTTGCTCTAAATCCAACACCTTCTTTAGCATGACCAAAATAATCGTGTACTGCTCTAAATATGTCGTTTGCAGGTGCTATTTCACCATTGATTCTAAACTCAGTATCTCTAAGTAATGGATTCTCTGTTACATCAAACTCTACATCGCTACCAAATCCTTGTTTAGTTGGGAAGATGTAAAGATGATTGTTGTTAGTAATATCGTCTATTGCATCCCATGGATTAGGATAAGGATCAAAGTCTTTCGGATAATATTCAACCTTAAGACCATTGTCTAGCATTACTTTATACTGCTCAAGTGTTTCGTCTATTAGTGCGTTGTATGCTTCTACTACTTTAGGATCTCTAGGATTATGCTCCATTTCCTCAAATGCATTAGCAACCTTTGTTGAGTATTCTTCATCAACCTCTACAAATTCATTGACTGGTTTGTACTCAATACCTTTTTGTTCTGCGTATTGTCTTGATTGATCCTGAATTATTGGACTTGCTTTTGCAGGATTCTCTCTTCCTACATCTCTTGGTAGACCTACAAGAGACCCGTCTGTTTCTCTTTCTTTATAATACCTCTGATATTCTGGTTTGCGTATGACATCTTCTTGCGATACCATGCCAAGGATTCCTCGTACGCTTCCTTCGTCTTGTAGTCCTGTTGTTGTGGTTTTTTGAACATCATCGTCTCCTATTTTACCCAATAAAGATACATTTTCTGGATCTAAACTAATTAATCTTTCGTTACCATCTTTAATAGTATCTATTCCATGATACTTAAAGAAATCAGCATTAAATTCGTTTGGTGTAAAACTACCTCTTGCTAATTTATCTTTTAAGAATTCCTTATGTGTATATGTAGCATTAGGGAATAGTTCATCTACAGAATCTATCATTCTATTTATTTGTGCAGGATCTGGATTGTTATAGTCTAATATTCCACCTACTTTTGTTTCTAACTTGTAAATATTGTCTCCAAACTCACCAGTAGTAAGATCTAATAATGAGTTTTTGATTTGTGGTGCAGAATGTATGCCTTTTGGTAAACCACTACCACCATGTATTGGATCTCTTATTTCTAACTTACCGCCTTCTATTTCACTTGATGGAGATGCGTGATAAGTTGTAATCGTGTCTCCTTCTTTTATATCTTTAAAAGATTTGACATCTTCGCCTAAGTTCGTTACATCATCAAATCTAACTATTGCATCTTCTTTTGATACATTCTGGAATGCAGGTAATAATCCTTGTCTTTCTAATTCACTTAAATTAAATCTATCTTGCGTTTCAAATGCTTCTGCTTCACCCGCTAACTTTTTATAATTCTCAAATCCTTCTAGTCTTGCTTTTTCACCTAGTGATGCATATTCCCAATATAGATCTTGATTAGATTCTTGTAGTTGCCTTAATTCTTCTGATGCGTTTCTATATGCTGTTTGTCTATCCATGTCTTTTGGATAACCAATATCTTCTAAATCTGAATCACTAATATATTCAAAACGATTAGATGCTTTATTGATAAAAGGTATTAATGCTTGGACTCTTTCAGTTCCCTCATCAAACTTTCTTTTTACTTCAGCAGGATAACCTGTATTCATTATTAATGAGGTTTCGTTCCTTTGATTTCCACCTCTAGCAGTACCCTCTATTCTTTGTATTGCATGTTGGATTTCATGTGCTAAATATGATTCATAGGTTTTTTTATCATCCATCTTGGTAGGATTCATCTCAATCAATTGACCATGCATAGGATGATCACCATGAAATACACCACCAGTTCTTTCTGGTAGTTGATACTTAAATGGTGCTACTTTTAATTCTCTTAATTCTGGATATGTATTGAATAGTGTTGGGTGTTTAATTACTTGCTCTAATGGGCGAAGGTTTAATGGATTTTTTGGCACATCATCTAATGTTAGTTCCATTTTAGAGTCATCAAACTCATATCGCCATTTATCATCAAGACCTCTAATCAACCCATGTGTATTCCATATTTGTTCTGGACTCGCACCTTCTGCTTCCATCTTCTGTGCTTTATCAACAAGATCTAGTTTGCCAGTTCTTTCTAGTCCAACCAGACTTCCAAACATTTCACTTCTGTTTGACATTTTTGTTTCTGGAAGTTGCCTAGATGCTTTATCAACAAGATCAGCAAATCCTGATTTATCTGCAAGGTTCTGTAGTTTTCTTAATCCACCAACAGTTAAATAAGAACCACCCAATACCATACCACCTGTATCTACTGGTCTTTCATACAATGCTTTCTTAAAACCTTCCCATGATCCAAAGTCATTTACAATGCTTTTTGCTACTGCATCTGCCATTGCTATATCTTCTTTGTTCCACTCTACACCCGTTATGTTTTGCATTACACCAGATGTAAGATTCAATCCTGTTTGTACTACATCTTCTGGTTTAGATGCCATCTCTAGTATTCCTAGATTAACTTCTGCTATGTTTTTATCTAGGTTACTTATCTGTTTGTTATATGCATCACCATAATCAGTAATATCTGATTCACTAATTAAAGGTGTTTGATTAGTATATTCACCACCACCTATAGCAAACTTGCCTTTATATGGTGCTGTAGGCATTGCTTCTACTTCTTGTCTCTTTTCCTCTACTCCAAGAATACTTGATCTCATTTCACTAGGAAGTGAGTAGAATGCACTTACTGGATTGTTATTGTATATAAGGTTTGACGGATCAATATTTAAAAGATTGAATCCTTCTGATGCAGGTTGAGTTATTTGTCCAAGTACACCTGATTGATATTCGTTCTTACTTCCAAATTCATCAAAGTCTCTATCTGGGTATATGTAATCAAATATGCCTAGTTTTGCCATTAAACAACACCTGCTAAGTTTCTTCTGATTGGTTCGCCCCAATTACTTGTGTTTTCACGATAACCAATTGCTAAATATCTAAATGCATCTGCACCATGAGATGCCCAATCGTGTCTTGGTCTTAAACGCCAAGTCTTACCATTCTCATCCCAATCACGGGAATAATTTACCAAACAATCAATTCCCTTCTCTGATTTTACCTCATCAAACCAACATCGTGTAAGCATTGATCTAACTGCTTGTATACCATCATCAATAGCAAGTTGTGGTGCTATCTCTACTTGTCTAATACCTAAGTCTGCTAATACTTCTAATCTACTCATACCAGAACCAAGTTCTTTTACTCTAACATCATGTGGCAATATATGTTGATCATACACATATCCTTTATCTTGTAAAACTTTTGCATAATGATCTAGTCCTACACCAGATGCTTCATAATAATCAATTAGATGTACTTCTGTTCCAATAAACTGTGCAAACCATATAGAAGTAGAATCTCCAATACCTAAGTCCCATGCAGTAATAACACCTTTAGCAGGATTGTATTTAACCTCTCTTATTCTTCCTTCTGCTTTTGCTTCTCTCATTTCTGCACTATAGTATGCACCTTCTGAGAATGTTAAGAAGTCTCCCTCCCATATGTGATCATAGAAGTCTGGTCTTGTTTCTTTATCATGCAATCTTTCATCGGAAAGAACTTTAGGAAACCAGTTATTGTCAGACCAATTAAGAGATACTATCTTTGCACCTGCGGGAGGATTCTCTCGAAACCTTTGATGTGTTGCAGAGTATTTACTTTCTGGATTCCATGTAACCCATATCTCTGACTCTTGTTCACGAACAGTAGGAATTAGTTTTTGCCATGCCATATCAGAAACATTCTCTGCTTCATCTACCCATGCTAATAATATTCTTGCCTTAGACTTTATTGCATCTAATGATTTTCTAAGACCAACAAAGACATAATGTATATTACCATCTCTTGATCTTATGTATCTTTCACCACACTCATAATACTTATCTAAGAATGGTACTGCCTTAATTGCTTGTTTAATCTCTTCTAATGATGAATCATCTAGTGAGTTCTGAAACTCTCGTCCACAAAGTATTTGTCCAGTCCTACCAGAGTTACCCCATTGATAACCTCTGATTGCTGTCATCAAAGCAAAGGTTCTAGTCTTTCCTGATCCTCTACCACCATAAGCACCTCTGTATCTTGCATTACCCTCAAATACAGGTACTAACTTATCTGGTATCTGGATCTGTTCTTTAATCTCCATCAGGTCTAACACCAACTAATTCTATTACTGTTGGTTTCATAGATCCATCGCTTGAACTGATGTCTGTTTCTATCCTGTCAGAGTAACCATGTTTAGTTAGCATCATCTTTGTAGTAGAAGCATTAAATTCGTTTGATAGACCGCCATTTATGAGTCCTCTTGCCTGTTTTGTTAATACCTTCTTATAGATGTCGGAAAACTCATCATATTTGTCCTTCCAATCGTAGACTGTATCTCTATGAATATCTAGCGTATCTGCTAATCCTTCAACGCTTGGTACAAAGTCTCCATGCTTCCTAAAGTTCTTTAAATAGTCTCTTGCTATATCTAATAGTTCTTCACTATATTTTGTTGGTCTTGCCATTAGTGTATTCCTCCATGAGGTCGAAGGTTGATAAACTCATCGTCTATCTCTTCTCTCGTTGTTAATACAACATTATGAGCATCAATAACATCTATCATTGGATCACTACTTATGATCATCAATGCAGTTAGATATAGTTCAAATAAATCTACTGAATCATATTCACTTAGTCTTAATTCATGTGCTATATCATCTATGTCCATTCTGCTCTCGCTTGTAACCCATTGATTCAAAATATAAATCTTCAGGTCTAGGGAGCATAATACCAAATTCTATGGCAAACATGTCAATATCAATTAAGTAGTCTTTCATTTCTTCTACCTTTAACTCAGTAGTAGATCGTAATGCTTGAATACTTTTATCTTTTGTTTTAACTATTCTGTATCCTAAAAACTTATCTCTCATGATGTCATGCATAGCATCTTTTGTATATCCTGTTTCACTTGACAAAATACCAATCCACTTCCAATACAATTTATTTTGCTTCTCTGATCTAGTCATCTTATCTTCTTTAATAGTAATTACTGCTTTATCTGCTTTAGGATGTTCTTTGTAGAATGACTTAACCATGTGCTCAAAGATTTCTGTTTTAGGTTTATCTTTCTGGATTACTCTTCTCATAGTTTCTGAAAGTAGTGTACGAATCTGGAACATGCATTAGTTATCTCTACTTCTTTTGCATAACCATCATCACATAGTTCATGAGACAATTTTCTGATCACTTCACAATTAGTATCGATTCCATCTATTTTCAATAACTTTTGCATTTGATCAGTCGATAGTGGTGCATCAACTCTAAGTATGTTTAATATTTTATCTTTTAGTTCAGTCATTCATTAATCTCCAAGTATGTACCTTTACACCATAAGATCCCATCTTCATAACATCTGTCTTTTGCAACTTACCTTGAGATGTTAATACACTCATTGCTCTTACTACACTAGCAGTAGGATAGTTATATCCAAAGATCCTGCACTTCTTTTCAACATCTTCTCTGCTTAAATTCTCATCTTTAACAAACAATCCAAGAATAATATCTTCTTGCTTAAATGAATTTTTAATTGATCTATCTAATTCTTTGCCTTTTGATTTATTAGTATTAAAAAACATAACATTCTCCTCTAAGTTAAAAAGGGAGGTGTTACCCTCCCGTTGATTAAAAACATGGATCTCTGTAAGTATCTGGTTCATCACTAGGAGACCAGTATCCAGTTTGACTACCCATCTCTCTCCAGTATGATCTGCCATGCTTGTTAGTTCTGTATGAGATCACTCTAGTTTTTCTGTTCTCATCAAAAGCATGTATCCACTTCTGGTTGTTGTAGTAATCACCTACTTGTGTTGAGTCCATACTTTGTACCTCGATACGAGTTGGTGAGATTTGTTTGACAACTGCATAAGCATATCTGTCTGATCCAATTTGGTAAGTAAAAAATGGTTCGTTGTTATAGTTAGTTTTTTTCATTACACTCTCTCCACTACTAATTCATTTGTATTCATGTTGTAATCAATATAATCATTACCAAGTTTGACTACACCAGTTCTATGGTTCTTTTCTAAATGGTATAAATCCTCATTATTTTTTGGATCACCATCTACCTCTGTGAAAAATATTGATCTTGACCAAAGGCAAGTATTTTCATATGGAGTGTTTTTGAATTGTTTTCTGAAGTCGTTATCATATACTGACTGAACAATTACCTCTACACCATTAAAGTTATAGTGTTTGCCTTCTACAATGTTAGTGTCAATAGATAAATTTTGCATTTTTAGATCTCCTTCTTTATTAAAGTAAGTACATTATATCACATTTGATATACATGTCAAATATATTTTTAATTATTCTTCACCTACAGGTTGATCTCTTTCCCATACTCTTTGACCATCAATCCAGATAAACTCTTTACCATCAAATAGTTCACCTGTAACCTCAACTCTAACATGAAGTCCTAGATCAACAAGTTTCTCCCATATTGGCATTATTGGACTCCAAGCACTAACACAATTAAATTCAAGAACTGATAGATTTTTGAAATCAGTATCACATTGAATATTTACAACTTCATTTATATCGCTCTTAGAACCCCAATTAGTGTCTCTCCATACTCTTTGCATATTTGACTCTTCAAGAGATTGCTCAATAGGTTCTGGTGTTACTACTTGACATAGTGTTTGTTTTTCTACCGCACCCCAAAGACGAACGATTACTGATCTATCACCTTCAAGTCTTACTTTTTGTCTTACAATATTTGGCATTTTCGACCTCTCATTTGTTTAAAGTAAGTACATTATATCACATACGATATATGTGTCAAGAATTATTTTAAATATTTTTTCTTGTTTGCAATCGCTTGATATGTCTCGATATGAGACTTTACTCTTTTCTTCTGATCAGTAGTCAGGGTGTTCCAAAACTCTAGTTTTTCGGAGTCTGATGCGTTTATAAGTTTTATTGCTTTGGCGTTCAGGCAACCCTGAATTACCATTTCTTACAAGACCAGTAACCTGCGGATAGTTTAGATTTCTTTTCATCACATTTATGTCTAGCACGAAAAGATTTGCGTCTTGCAGGGATGTTTTTCTTGATAGTCATATTAGGATCACCAAAGCGTACTAATCTTACTGTATCGCCTTCTTTTGCTAATACTGCAAACTTTTTAGATTTGTTTGGAGTTCTTTTAGGTTTGTTATAACCAGAAAACCTTTCACCTCTATATGTTATCGCCATTCTTCATCTTCACATATTTATTAACAAGTTCTAGGTGATGATCCTGAGATCCATAGATGCTTTCCCAAGTTTCTACACCAATCTGATGTATGCCCTGATTACCTCTATGATGATCAACACATAATGGAATAGTATACTCATCTTCTGACTTAAGTGCCATTCCTTTGTTGTTTCCGATTAAATGATGTATCTCAGCAGGTCTCCTACATACACAACAACCATACTGTGATAGTGCTTCAAATCTATACTTCCTCTGTTTGTGGTTCAACATCAAAGACTCTCCATCTCTCCAATATTTGTTTAACTTCGTCCAGAGACGATACCACCTCAACTGGACAACCTTTTTCATTGATTTTACCAAACATCTCCACTTGCTTTTTAGAGACTGTGCCACCCGCATCTTCTTTTGTTTTCGGTCGTTTAACCTCCAAGAAATATGCTCCTCCATTGTGCAAAATGCATAAGTCTGGAATACCTGCTTTAACACCTTCACGCTTTAGTTTCCCCCCTACTATAGCACTCATTCGTGCTGATCCTCTATAACCCCCATTAGGAATTGCAAAATAAAATATATTGTTTAGATCTAAATAATTACAAATTGATACCTGTACCTGATGCTCAATCTTCTTCATCTAAAAATTCTTGATACATGTCATCCGCAACATCACACAATGCGTGTTTAGTATTTGGATCATCCACCACACGAAGTTGCTCTATGATGTTGTGTAATGACTCTACCAATGCTTCTGTTTTATTTTCCATTGTCCTTTTCTTGCATGTAACATTTAACTCCACGAACAAGTAGGTGAAACTCATCCTTACCTGCTCTCAGTCTGTGTTGTAAACCAGACCAACTAAGTCCTATGATACTCGCAAATTCATTCTGGGTTAGACCCATATTTCTGATTTCATCCCTTAAGGATAAGTATCTGTAATCTTTATATTGTTTTAAGTATGAGTCGTCCTTGCTCATTGTAGTAATTACTCCTTCTTTGATTAAATGTTAAACCTGTTTCTTTAGGTTTTTTGTTTCGCACATAAGTTCTTTTCTTCACTAACAATTGTTTCAGATCTCTCTCACCCAATTTCAACCTGTCATAAATAATATTTGCACTTACAGGTTCGTTGTTTTTGCGTATATATTCCTCTACAATCATTCTTACAGATACTGTTCTTTGACCATCAATAGTTCCGTTTGTTAAATGGTACTTACCATCACCTTTCTTTCTTGGCATGACTAGAACGGAATCTCATCTGCAAAACCTTCAGCAACTTCCGCTACCTTAATTTGTGCATCTTGTTTCTTTGGTTGTGGATCAGTTCCATATCTAGGGTTTTCTGTCGATGCTTGTCCTTCATTACCACCTAACATCTTGATCACACCACGATCCGATACGACTACCTCAGTTGTGTACTTATCTTCACCAGTAGACTTATCTTGCCACTTGCGTGTTTTGATTTGACCTTCAACATATAGTCTTGTACCTTTTTTACAATACTGTCCAACAATGTCTGCAAGTTTTCCATAGACTACGATCTTGTGCCAATCTGTAATCTCTTGTTGTTCACCCGCCTTGTTCTTCCATCTTTCAGTAGTTGCAAGGTTCATTAGACCAATACTTTGTCCTGTACTGGTTGCCTTCATCTCAGGATCACGACCTAAGTTTCCTAATAGAATTACTTTATTAATCATTTGTATTCCTCTTCTAATTAAAAAATATGACTGTTTTTGTCTTTACTAACGAGGTTAAGTTATGAGATCGATACCCCGACTCAGCAATTCAGGTAACAGTCAAACCTCTGAGTTACATAAATAAAATACTTGCTACAGCGAATACAGCATTAATCGCTAGGAATGTTTCCATTAGATCCTCTCCTGCTGTTCGTTTGCAAACCCTGCATCAATATCTATTGCAGGAAATAATTTTAACGCATGATTACTTACTTCTTCATTTTTATCAATGTATGCATCAGTAAATATATCCATTGCTTTCTTGTAAGCACTATCACTATCATCCATTACTAACTGATCAAGTTCTTTTTTCTTTGCAGTAGTGTCTGCTTTGTATTTAGTTTCTTCTACTAACTGCTCTTCATTAACAAGATTCTTTTGATCCTTAAATGTTTCTGCTTCTTCTTCAGAATATACATCTGCATGGATTCCTAATAGTTTTAGTATGACACGATCCTTTGCTCGTTTCTCTGCCATTGCATACGGATAGAATCCTTTACTATTCATGTTAGATGCTTCACCAGTAGACCATTCAACTCGACTACCAATACGACCTTTTACAACCATAGCAACATTACCACCTGCTCCATCCATCTCCATAAAGATTGGATCATCAAATGTAACACCTTCATAAACTGCTAGGCGTTCTAATGTTTTATGCTTCAAGATCCAGTTACCACTTTGTTTATGCATCCAAGCATTCTCTTTACTGGTAAGTCCATGTCTCTCTAACAATGTTCTTACATTTTCTGGAATTTCACTACTCATTATCATCCTCCTCAAATGTTTCTATTTCTGCCCATTCTAGGCATTCTGCACACATGCCAATATCGTTATATTCAGTATTCTCAACAATACTAGCACCACAACAGTTTGATTGTTCAATCATCATTTTTTCTCCTGCCTTTCTCTTTCTTTCTTAAGATCGTCCTCTATCATGGCAAATAACTCATATAAAGCATAGAAAAGGACGGCAATAAATACTACTTCAAAAATATCCATTACTCTAAACTCTCACGAATATCTTTTGCTAACTGATCAAGTTCTGAATCAACTTTGTCAGACCAACTGCAATACTCTTGTCTAACTTCTGGTTTAGCAAACTCTTGTTCAGCAACCTTTCTAATACGATCTTCTAACTCATACATCCTACGAACTTCTGGTGTCCAAGTATCTTGATCAATTGTGTAATTTTGTTTTAATGCTCCCATGCTACTCTCCTCTTAATAACCAAGTTTTTCCATTGCATCGCCAAACTTTTCCCAAATATAATCTTCAGCGTTGTCATAGAAATTATATGAATACAAATACCCATCCCAAGACTCAAAATCCCAACTTCTTGAATCTTTAAATATGTTGTCGATAGATTTTTTTACATTCTGGTAATCGTTGATCTGAATTAAATCATCTTTAATAACGACATTGTGTTCAAACTTAATACACTCTTTCTCGATCCAAACATAAAAATCTTCTTTTGCTTCGTCATAAAAATCCCAAGCATCGTATTTGTCAAACTGTTCTTTCATAATTTTTGATCTCTTTTATTAAATTAAAGTAATTATATCATATGCGATATTTCAATGTCAATATATTTATCTTTTTTTTAATCGTCTATATGCGTAGTAAACATTTGGCATTGGTTGATCTAGTCCTGCATGTTCATTTAAGAAATCACTTACATCTTGCCAACTATAACCTTTTGATCTTAGTTCCTCGATAACTGGCATATACTGATCCCACTTTGACTCTCTAATTTTTTCAGGCATTGCCTG